GCGTAAGTAAAGGCAAAATCGTTTGCTCTGCGGAATCTATGTAAGAATCCAATTGAGCATCACTATACAAAGAAACCGAGACACCAAGAATCGCTCTCAGCTGCGAGGCTGTAACTATTGCTGGCATCTCGGTTCCTTTCGTGTCAGTAGCGTTCGGGAGCGACCGCTACCGATAGTGATTTATGGGAGGTTGTTAAATTGTGCGCCGTTTGGCACCTTGGCAGCTAGTGCGCCATAGCCGTAGTACAGGATGTCAATTGTTCCATCGCTGTTGATATTGCTGCGTAGCGTAAAGCGTGGAGATTCGTACCATGTGTATGAATCTGGGTTCACAACTACCATTGATGAATCGCCATCGGCTGTTGTTGTACCAGCGTTACCAAATGAGCGTGAAACATAAAGGTTCAGACCCGGTGAAACTACACCGCGCAATGAATCGCCTCGGACATTTCCTGCCTGATTGCTAGGTTGTGCCGCATTGTATAGAGGTGTGCCATTGTCGTTGTAACCCATGATGTTTCCCCATTGTGTTGGTGAAACGATCAATGAGCGAGCAAATCCAAGTGATGCGCCATAAACATTTGCGGCTGCCTTTGATGTGTATCCAAGGAATCCGGTTGCTGAATTTGCTGATTGTGCTGTCACAGTAGTGACGGCCGCTTGCATTGCTGCAAGTGCATACTCATCAGTTTCTTTTGCATAAGCGAACTCAAGATTCTGGAGCAAAGCTGTTAAATACTCTGGCCGGCTTCGGTCAATGAGTTCTACTGTGGAAATGGCACGGCCTTTGAAAGGCTGAACAGAAACAGAAAGAAAGGTTGCAGATAGTGATGATTCTGTAACTGCATCGTTTTCGTTAATTGGCAAAACTGTGGGCACAGCCGTTACGCGAGGCAGCTCAAATGTCATACCTTCTGCAACTAAAGTTTCGCGGCTGATGCCATCGATTGTTCCACGATCAGCATTTGCAAGTGCATTGATCACCTGTGTGCTTTGTGGTGTTGGAATCATGCCGGGTGCGGTTGATGTTGTGTTATCAGCTGCCTTGACATACTGGCGTGAATCCTCATCATGCAAAACGCTTGCGCGTAGGTAGTGCTCAAGGTATGAAACCTTGTCCACAATTGGTGAGCGTGGTGCTGTGTAGTAAGCCGGGCGTGATGCTTGTACAGGTGCGACCTCTGGAGCTGCTACCGGTTCAACGGCAGGAGCTACTGGTTCGGTAGTGTTGTCCATCTTGTCTCCTTCATTTGGGTTTGATGTCTCTGTAACTGTGTCAGTTTCAGAATCCTCTGATGCGGCTACTTCAGAAACGCGTGCAGATCGCACAGCTGGTTCAGTAACCAAAGCGACAGCTGTGAGCTGCCCATTGAGCACCTTCATGGTGCCATCCTTTTGCATTTCGTAATTGTCCACGGCCAACTCAATTGAGAATCCATCGCGTAAGCCTTCCATGGCCTCCGTCAATGCATCTGTGCCGGCGGTTGTGTTTGCAATTTTGAAAGTCGCTGTCATTTCTTTGTCGTTCACACTCATGGCAACGCTCTTGCCAATTCTGCGTGTGTTGTCGTGTTCGAGGTTCAAAAAAACATCTTGTGGCTGGATTGATCCGCGAGCAAAAACGACTTTGCCTGTTGATGCATTTGCGTGCTCATTGAAAGCAACGATGCGACCGCTGATTGTGCGTGCATCTGAATCAGCTGCCGTGATTTGCATTGGTGTTGTTAGCTTCATGAGATCATGTCCTCCATTTGTCTGATTTCATCGGTGGTAATCGCACCGATTTCAAATAAAATCTTGTAAATCTCTGCACGCTCTTTTTCTGATCCGCGTAGATAGGCCTTCAAATCAAATTCCACGCGCTGTGTTGATGGCGTAAAATCTGGCATTGATAAGCGGCTGGATATGCTGTTCATCAGCGGCAACAGCGAGAAATCCAACAAAGTTTGACGCGCCGTTTGGGCGTTTTGATAGGTCATGGATGATCCAGTCGGCGCATCAATAAAGTAGGCCGGAATCCCCACGGCTCGTGCAAGTTCGGTTGCAATGATTTCGCGTGCAGCGTTAAGGCCAATTTGCTCCGGTGTGAATCCGACTGTCGTCAATTCAACATCAGCATTGAGAAACGCTGTTCCGCGATTTCTACGTGCTGCGCCCCATGCATCGAGCAATTTTGCAATGCGGTCAGCTGGCAATGCTGTGCCATTTGATTTCAAAACCATCGATGGCACCGGTTCGCGTGCATACATAACGGCAGCTCTTTCAAGTTCTGCACCTGCACGAATTGTGCGGCCAGCGCGATTCAATAAACCTTCATCGTTGCCGTAAAAAACCACAAGTGATCCGACACCAGACATTGGCACACGCGATCCATCGACTGTGTAATACTCAATTTGCGTTCCAATTGAATTTAAGAAAACGCCAACGCGATTTGGTGCAACACGCCACATTTGGCGCACTCGGCCGGTGTCCGCAAATAGATCAATTACCTGAAAATAACTAAACCCCGTAAAAAGTAAATCCTCACACGCCCACACCCATGATGCAGCTCCCGGAACACGCTTGTCCGGATCAGAAATGACAACAGGTTGATCAATAATTTGACCCGTGGTTTTGTCACGAGTGACCAAAGGAATTGTGGCAATCGAATTGCAAATCATGTTTCGTGCGCGAGCGATTGCCGGCACGCTCATTGCTTCCTCACGGCTCGCAAGATAATCAGCTCCACCAAATGGAAAAAATGCATCAAGTGTTGGAGCTGGGCCGATTTGTGCAGCTATGTCAGCACCGCGCGATGTCGCGACTGTTTCAATGGTGCGCTTTCGATCAAATAATCCCATGAAAGCATTTTCTCAAAATGTCAAGCATCAACCCACTAAAATGTCGATTTCGGTTTCTGGGCGTGTCGCAAAGTGTGTGACCAATGCAGATGCTACGGCAGCACAAACCGCCGATTGGCTTGCGCGCCTACCAATTACCCATCCGCCATCGCCGCGCCTTAATTGCACAGCTGAAAGCATTTGCTCTGTCAGCGATGTTTGATTTCTGTGTTTGAGTCTGCCGCTATTAATTGCACCCAAAAGCTCATCACAAGCTTGCGGATAGTCGCTGTCCATGTCATGGATTGGAATACCAGCCGGCTGCATACGCGCTGCAACAGCTCCGGATGTCCTACGGCTGTACAACAGATATTCGATCGGATATTTTCGGCAATACGCGGCAGCATCGTTGGCAATAGCTCGATCATCAAGCTGGATGGTGTTTTCCCATGTATGCAACAGCTTTACGACAAATGACTCCGATCCGAGCTTTTGAGCGGCCACGAGGGCCGCGTGCTTTCGATCCGGTGAAACATCAATGGCCATCCATGTGAGCTTGTCATCATCGAGGTCAATTGATTCATCGCCACACTCTTGCCACTCTTTGGCACCAATTACACTTGAAATTGTCTGCACCCATCGATTCAAAACTTCTGTCATTACAACATCGGGAGGATCATTGAACACAGCCCGGATATTGTCTGGGTGAATTGTTATGTTGAGGCCGGGATTGGCGAAAGCTGCATTTTCCAATGAAATTTCATCAGTCGGTGCCGACCATTCAAAATAGCCAACATTGTCTGTGCCACCAGCTGCGGCAGCAAGTCCGCGCTCGCGCAATTGGTTGAGCACAATTGAATGTGAATCACCGGCTGTGGAAAAACAGCTGATTTGCGGATTTTTGGCTGCCATCAATGTATAACGCATTGAGGCAAAAGTCTCCATGTCATGAAGTTCTCGGATTTCATCAAGATGCACCGATTCCGGTTTACTCAATCCGCGAGCTGCCGATCCACCAGCTTTGATGATAAATCTGCAACCATCTTTGGTTTGAATTTCCTCGGCTCCATGTTGCCAGCGGATGCGCTGCACCTGATTGGCCAAATCCGCATTTTCCTCAATAATCTGCACAATGGCACGAAATTGCTCAAGCGATGTGACCAATCTGTGAGCTGATGAAACTTGCAACGATTCTTTCCAATGAAACAGACCCATCATAATCCGAGCCATCATGTAAGTCGATTTTCCATTTTGCCGGGCTACGGATGCGACTGTGACCGGGTGATGGTATCGGCCATCTGGCTTTACCTTGAGTGAGTGTTCGGCCAACCACTTTTGCCATGGCATAAAGCCGCCATCGATGATCTGGTCAGCGAAATCAATGAGTTCAAAGCCGCGTGAAGGCAAATCATTGAGCGGTGAGTGGATTCGTGGAGCTGTTGTCGTCAAAAAAACCGATGTGAGCCGATCTGAGACGATTTCAGCCGGATGGGTATCAATGATGACCTGATCATCACTAATCATGACTTATCGATTCGTTTTGGGGTATAAACAGGCCAT